AGTTTGCGGCAATAAGGAAAATGATACAACCAGAATCTTCTGTAGAAGATCGTGTTGGTGCAGGGCAATATCTTACAGAGTTCTCTTCACGCCGTTCCATCGACATAAATTTCCTGCCTGGGAATTATCTTGCATGGTGTGGAATCAACCCTAATTGACATTACACAATTTCCATAGTATAATTGCGTATGATCCACGCAATGATAGATTTAGAAACTTTAAGTACCAATCCTGACGCTACTATACTGACAGTGGGTGGGGTAAAATTCGATCCATTTACACGCATTGAACCATCACAGGGAATGTATTTTCGTGTTGACGTAGACTCACAGACAGAAATGGGCAGAGATGTCATGCAAGACACACTGGACTGGTGGGGACGACAGGACCCGGAAATAATGGACGAAGCACTAGGCGACAAGGACAGAATTTCGTTGGATGCAATGATTAAAACAATCAACAAATGGAGTGTTGGTGTTGATGTGTTCTGGTGTCAAGGTCCTCTATTCGATTATGCTATTCTACAAAATTTTTATGCACAGATGAATGTACCAGTTCCATGGAACTACTGGCAGATCAGAGATTCACGAACACTTTTCAGTCTTGTGCCTCGTGATCCCAATGAAAAGAGAACAGGACTACACAATGCACTAGAAGACTGCTACTTTCAGGCCAAGAAAGTACAGAAGGTATATGCACAGTTGGGATTAAAGAATGCCAGATATTAAATGGTACAACATAGAAGATCTGTACAAAATCGAAGGTTTTAAGATCAGCCACAGTAAAAAACCCAAGACCAAATGGATAAGATTAAGATGTGTCTATAAGATCCAAATTGAGGATAAAGTGGTACACGTTGGTAGGTCAGATACCTGTAAGAAACACGGCGGTGCAGAGAAGGTTAGGAAGGCATTGATTAATCTACTAGGCATATGGGAGTACAATCCTTCAGTGATAAAAACAAAGAGCTGGGATAAAATTAGATTGCAACACAGGCCAAATTCTAGTAATATAAAGATAGGAATTATAGAAACAAATGCCATCGCAAAAACCTATCTTCAAGAAAGAATATGAATCCATAGACAACTATGAGGAAAGCACGTGGATGGGCAATGACACACCATTCATGGAAACCGAGTACACAGGAGTGTTCCGGGATCGCTATCCTTGTGTTCCAGGACACACGCTTTTCATTCCCAAAAAAAACACGCCAGAGCATATAGGTAAATCCTACGGATTGGCATACCAGTACGGAAACGACAAAGTAAAGTCTGGCGAGATGGCAGGATTCAATGTAGGCATGAACATAGGACTATGCGCCGGGCAAACTATCATGTGGCCGCACATACATTTCATACCAAGACATCTCAATGATGCAAAAGAGATAGGCGGAATGCGACATGCTCATCCAGGTGCTGATCATAAAAGGTACTATTGATGCCTAGAAAAGCAAGAAGAATCAATCCAATATATGTTTCACCAGACGGTGGAGAAACTGTGTACGAACAATTACCAAATGGTGACAGGATTTTAGTGGAGCAATCACAGAAAGCAAAGGATGAAGAACGGGCATATGAGGAGGCAGAAATGGTAAATGCAGAAGCGATTTCGTTAAGAAGAAAGTACCCAGCTCTCAAAAAGGCATGGGACAGATATCTCACCGTATGGCATTTAATCAAAGGAAATGACTGATGTGTACACGATATCCTCTTTCACTTTTACCAGCAGTTTACAGACGTCTGTGTGCGTTTAAAGGGGTGATTAAATAAGTTTATGACCAAGTTCGTAAGCGTAATAGGAAACGGCGAAAGCAGGAGGGGATTTGATCTTAGTCCATTAAAAAGTGTTACCACAATGGTAGGCTGTAATGCACTTTTCAGAGATCACAATCTTGAATATGTGGTTGCCTGTGACAGGCATATGTGTCAGGAAGCCGCAAACACATGTGGTAAAAATACAACCATTTACACTAGGAAAGACTGGTATCAACAATTTTCATATTGGCCCAACGTGAAGTGTTTGCCTGATTTACCATATCAAGGCGATAAAAGGCAGGACGATCCTTTTCATTGGGGTACAGGACAGTTTGCCGCTCTAGTTGGGATGAGTTTTAAACCAAAGGCCGTGTTTTTAGTTGGAATGGACCTTTGGGGACTAGGCAAAGATCAGAAACCAGAAAATGTTAACAATATCTACAAAGGATCCAAAGGTTATACATATATAAAACGCCCGGTAGATCCCAGTTATTGGATATATCAGTTCAGCAAGTTGTTTGAATATTCTCAATGTAGGTGGATTATAGTAAACCAGGAAGGTTGGGAAATTCCAAAAGAGTGGAAGGAACATAAAAATGTTTTCCAAGATACATACCAAGGACTTGCCAATTGGATCAACAAGCAGTTGACAAAAAAGTAATCTATTATAAAATTGTTGTATGATCAAACCAATGGTGGATGACCTGATGGTGCAACAGCAACTGAAGCCTCCACACAAGAAATGGAAACACATGGTGGGAGTGATGTGCCTAAACCTGACTTACAGGAAACACGTCAAAATAATCTTACCAAAACTGTTCAAGCGATATCCCAACCCCCAAGCATACCTGCGTGGCAGACTTAAAACACAACAAGAAATGTTGAAACCGTTGGGCATGTGGGAAGTGCGATCAAAACGTATAAGGAAAATGACTGAACAGTATCTTGCATGGGATAAAAAAGAGGCCAGTGATCTGCATGGCATAGGCAAGTATGGATCTGACAGTTACCAGATATTCTTCATGGACCACATACCACCAGACGTTCAAGACAAGGAATTGAAGAAATACATTGACAATCTAGTAGGATAGTTTATAATAAGGATATGTTTGATAAAATAAAAGATGGAGATCTAGTTACTCTTAAATTGATTTCAGGGGAAGAAGTCATAGCAAAATATCTTAGCAGGACCGACACACGATACGTTAGTATCGAGAAGGCACTTGTGCTAATGAACGGTCCACAAGGATTAGCATTTGGTACATTTTTCTCCACTGCTAAACAGGACGAACCATTCAACATCGCCATTGACAAACTGATTTCAATAGCACACATCAATGACAAGATCGCCGATGAGTACAACAGGGTATTCAGCAAGATTGAGGTTCCTAAGAAACCTAGCATTATTACATAATGGCACACTTTGACAAACACTCGAAGAGTATCACTGCCCTTGTAGATGTATCAGAAGCCATGCTGAATGCGATGGAGCAACACGGTATCGACCCGGAGACCGTATCGAACAGAAACGAATTCACAGTGATGGTACACTTTTTGAAAAGCATCATCGACGGCGAGTTAAATATACCAAATGAACTAACGGATCGTATCAGAGACACAGCGTTCCAGATGGACATGGATCAGAAGATAGACAAAAAACTAAACTGATGATCAAGAGGACTCAAGACTTTCAACCCTCTATAAACACTCTGCAAGTCATCAAAACAAGGAGAAACGATGACTTACTACTCAACTAAAACATACGGACACAACATAGGACTATCTGCGGTGTTCAGACAACCCAACGCAGATCACTCACACTGCCATCTATTGCACGGATACAGTCTCGCATTCAAATTCACGTTTGGTTGCAATGACCTGGACAACAAGAACTGGGCAGTGGACTTTGGAGGACTTAAACCTTTAAAGGGCTGGCTGGAAGATCACTTCGATCACAAACTTGCACTAGACCAAGACGATCCACACATGGAGAAATTCAAGGAGTTGGAACAACTTGATCTAGCAGAGATAAGGATTTTTGATGGTGTTGGTGCTGAGATGTTCGCCAAACACGCATTTGAATTCGCTGATCAGTTAATCAGAGAAAAAACAGATGGAAGATGTTTCGTGGACAGCGTAGAATGTATGGAACACGGAGCCAACAGTGCCATCTACAGGAAAGAATAATATTTTAAGCACAGTCGAAGTAGAGTTGGAGAGTTTATCCTATTACTTTGACGTATATGATACACCCCTAGGACGTCGATTCCTCGAAGCACTTGATGACAATCTGGGCAAACAAAGAATACTTGAGAAAAATTTTTGCTTCCTTGGATTCGCTGACACCAAAAGAGATCTGTCTCACCTTTGCAATGAGTTGAACGAGAATGTGGCACAGTTAAATTCTTTTTCTTTTGACCCACCATATGAAAAAATACATCCTTTCAGTAATGATGACTTTCAGTACAGCAGTAAACTTAAAATGGGAGTATCTCCAATGGGACAAGAACACAAAACTCCCGGCCTGCGATTGAAACACGAAACCTGTAATCTATTACACAGATATTTTGAAGAGTTACAAGGCACTGCATGGAAACTTTCTGAGTACTATAAACAAGCAGACACAAAGACGAAATATGCCATTCGCCAGTTGAATAACCTATGTCATGAAATCGAGGCATGGGTGTTATCTTACAGAAAGAAAGTACTAGACCCCGAATGGGTAAGGCCTTCTCAGATTACAACCTTCTTAAACGCTCCAAGAATTGATCTGCATGATGAAGACTACGGATTGTTCAAACGTAACAGGTATGACAGAGATTTAGGTGGTGTGTACCTACACTGGTCGCAGGTGGGTAAAACATTATTTGAGGTGTTCCGAGATGAGGACGCACCAAAAATGACAGAAGCGTTGTGTTCTGAGATAAATCACCAGAAATTTTACTCGGGTGAGTTTGACGTAGAGTGGGGACAGACCATCCTAGAAGATACATTTGATTGGAAAAAAGATGAGATGGATCAATACCGTGCATGGTTGAAAGAAAGCAACTACGACTGGGATGATGAAAAATTAGCATTGGGCTATATTAAACTGGGTCAGGTTGATCTTGACCGATCTTTTGGCAAGGCAAAAACCTACAGAGAAATTTATGCAACGATAAGCAATAATTTAAATATTAAGAAAATCAAAAACATGAAAACCAACGTTCATTGCGAGTATACATACAGTCTCGACAGTGATGATTGGAAAAACATACAAATAGAAGGGTTGAAAAGTGGATACAAATCACGTAGTGTGCGTTAAATGGGGAAGCAAGTATGTTTCTAAATACGCCAACGTCCTTAAAAACATGGTCAAGAGGCATACCACGTTACCACACCAATTTCATTGTCTAACAGACGATGCCACAGGATTAGATCCAGAAATAAACATCATCAAACTGCCAACAGATCCATGTGTGACGTCATGGTGGAGCAAGTTATGGATGTTTTCTCCTGATATGCCGTTGACAGGAAACATATTATTTTTTGATTTAGATGTTGTAATATTCGATAATATCGATCCTTTGTTCACGCACAATGCAGGCAAGTTTAACATAATCAGAGATTTCAACAGGTGTAGGGTAAAGGATTGGAAACTCAGCAACTCTAGTTGTATGCGTTGGGAGGCGGGCACAATGAACTATCTATGGAATGAATTCAAAGAAAGGTCAGTTGAGATAATGCAACAGAACCACGGAGACCAAGACTGGATAACAAAGAGGGCTAGTAAAGACATCAATTGGTTTCCCGACGACTGGATCAGGTCATACAAATGGGAAATGATAGGGCTGAAGGATACCAAACTACTCACCAAGGATGGAAAGAAGTTTTTTAGAAAGCCTGTAGATGTAAACATTGGTAATAAAGTGGCAGTATTCCATGGATCACCAAATCCTATGGAGTGTGCAGATAAATGGGTAATAGACAACTGGAAATGATTTTTGAAAACAAATACAATTGGCCTCTAGAACACTGGCACATAGAAATGTGCTCAAAGTGTACTTTGAAATGCCCGAGGTGTTCGCGGCAAGAAGTACCCGGAGGACTTGTAAACAGAGACCTCACCATAGAATGGTTTAAAAGCAACTTCAAAGGAAAACTTTTATCTGAAGTTCGCAAACTTACGTTCTGTGGAGATGACGGTGATCCTATATATGCAAAAGACCTGCTCAAAGTTTTACAATGGTTCCGAGAGCAGAACAAGGAGGTACAATTTGTTATTGTTACAAATGGTTCATACAAAACAGAGACTTGGTGGGAACAACTAGGTAGTATTTTGAATGAAAAGGATCACATACATTTTTCATTGGATGGGTGGAATCAACAATCCAACAACATATACAGAGTAAATTGTGACTGGCGATCTATCATGCTAGGCATAGAAACACTGGCAAAGTCAAAGGTTTTCAAAACATGGGCCGCAATAGCATTCAAGTTCAACGAAACCAAGATTGAACACATGAAACAACTTGCAGGAAAATTGAAGTTTGACAGTTTTCAACTTACCCTAAGTACCAAGTTCAATAAGAATTATCCAAGTTATCCTGAGAACGATCCTTTGCAACCCAGTGACAAGTACATCTCCCAAGGTAGATTTACTAGGATTGCATCAAAACTATCAGAAAGAGCATGGACTGACAATTGCCTAGATCTTTTCACAAAGAGGTTTACTAGCACCGACACCACACAGTCTATAATTCCGCTATGCATGATTGGAAACAAGGGCCTTTACCTAAATGCAGAAGGCAAGTTTTTTCCTTGCTGTTGGACAGCACTAAGATATGGACACAACACAGACATATTCAGTAACATAGACGTTACAAAACCACTAGGAGACGTAATGGATGATGACAAATGGATAACACTTTTTGACGACATGAACACTAGCAAGGCACCACACGAATGCGTTGAGAAATGTTCCGCAAGTAAATGGAGTTTGGATCATGCCACAACCTGGTAAAAGTTACGGCAAAGTCAAAGTCAAACGCAACAATCCTAGTATGGAGGACATTCCAGAAGATTGTGGATACATGAAACGATTCGAGTTCAACGTTGACATGAACAGCAACGGCATAATGGCAGAATGCATAGACTGGTGTCAAGAGAATTGCAAAGGCAAATGGGGTTGGTGGTTCGAGCCAGCGGGAGTAATAGAAAATCCCAAGAACCATTGGGAGGATCAGAACAGTTACATGAGCTTTGAATTCAAGAGAGACGCAACAAGTTTTTGGTTGGCAATTGGATTAACAAACATGGGAAATAATAAAGGAGCATAGGTAAAATAACGATAATTACTAGTATGGAATACGCACAAAAATTATTCGAAATAACTGATGAGGCAAAAAATCAAATTGAAAAATTGCTTGAAAAGAACCCTAGCAAGTACGCAGTGAGCCTTGCCGTACAAGGTGGCGGATGTGCAGGATTCAAATACGAATGGGGATTTGCAGACACAAAAGAAGATATTTCTGAGAACGATCACCTGGAAGATTGGCACACAGGTAGATTTGTAGTGGACGAAACTTCCATGATGTATGTAGCAGGAACAAAAGTCGACTGGGTTGAAGAAACCTTTGGTTCACAGTTTGAAATAAGCAATCCCAATGCATCAAGCGGTTGTGGGTGTGGCGAGAGTTTTGGTGTCTAATGGACACGGCATTCGTCATAGGCAACGGTGAATCAAGAAATATTTTTCCAATAGATAAATTAAAAGGCAATGGCACAATATATGGATGTAACGCCATATTCCGAGACCATCCCATGCTGTGTGATCACATAGTGGCGGTGAATCCTCCCATGTATGAGGAACTGGCCAAGTGGCACAATAACGGCAAGGAGTCTCCGAAGATACATGGTCCTGAAGACATCAGCAAATGGAACTACATCTGTGAAGGTGACCACGAGCACGACATACCAGAGGGACTAAAGATTTACAGAGTATGGCGTGGAGGTGACTTGAAGAAGGGTGGCAAGATAAAGACCAATGACTTCTCCAAGGCGAGGGGGTCAGGTTGCAGTGCGGTCTTGATGGCCGCTGAGTCTGGCGTAAAGAACATAGTAATCATGGCGTTTGATATTATGGGTGCCCAGCAATGGGAGATGGAAACCCCTAGCAGACTGCAGAACAACATCTACAAGAACAGCATAAACTATCCGGACAGGGCCAGCATGAAGGCATACCTCAAATATGAATGGATGTATCAACTTAGGCAGACATTCAAGAAATTTCCCAACACCAACTTTTATTTCATTAACAGGAAGGAGTATCTAGAGGGCAATCCTTTCCTGCGTTGGTACTACGATCAGCCAAATATAAAGTGTGGCATCTACGCTGACCTACAGAGGTGGATAACTGGATTACGAGACGATATTAAATGGAAAAAGTTATAGTGTTTTAGTACTGCTGGCGTCCAACTTGTAAACTTCACGCATTTTGACACCCACTGACTGGGCGAACTTCTTGGAATCACAGTTGTTGCACACATGTTTGTAGTCGTTTGATGCACGGTCTGGATCCACCTTGCTCTTAGGTCTCATAAACCTCTCTTGACAGGCATCACATTTGAACACATAGATAAGGTTCTTCCTATGATAGTTGTGCATTGTACCCAGTTTGCTCTCCCTCTTGTACAACTTCATGGTTTTCAGGGTTTCTATGAACATATTATTATTTAATAAATACGAGTAACAGATTATGACTAAACTTAACATCGACACAGGAACACTAGGTAATCCAGCAACCGGTGATTCTTTGCGAACTGCGTTCGGAAAGATTAATAGCAATTTTGAAGAAGTATACCAATTGGTAGGTGATGGATCAACAGGTACCATTACCACTACTGTGACAAATGGCGATCTTAAACTACAAGCAAATGGTACAGGTATAATTGAAGTAGATCAACTACAGGTTAATAATACTACAATTTCACCAATTACGACAAATGCAGACATCACATTGACAGCAAATGGCACAGGTAATATTGTTTTGGATTCAGTAACAATATCCGACAATATTATTAAAGCAAATAGATCCAATGACAACCTGCAACTTGACGCAACAGGTACAGGCGCGGTAGAAATGATACCTGCTAAGATCTTAATGGCCAACTTGCCTACAAGCGACCCAAGTGTGGCTGGACAGTTGTTTAGAGACGGCACAGATCTTAAGGTTAGCATAGGCTAATACTAGCCGTTTTTACATATATCCTAAATCCACTAAATATTAGTCGATATGGCACAGGAACTGATAAACATAGGGGCAATAGCGGACGACGGTACAGGTGATACTATCAGAAACGCCGGTCGTAAACTAAACGCAAACTTCACGGAACTGTATGCGTTCCCTGTCGTGCAGGCTGATGTAAGGTTCGAAGGGAATAATATCGTAACAAAGTCCTCAAATGCGGACATCGTGATCAAGCCGTCAGGAACAGGAAATGTGGTGTTCCCTGCCCTCACTTTTGAAGACAACAATATCAAACTTACCAGAACTAATGATGACTTAAAAATTACAGCCAACGGCTCAGGCAGGGTAGTCATAGGCGGCGTAGGATTTGCAGGCACAACGATAGTAGCCACAGACTCATCTATTGTAAATGTCAATGAAAACATGATCGTGGACGGAACATTGAACGCCGGTGCAACAACTTTGACTAGTGCTGTAAACCTTGGATCCACTTTAGATGTTTCTAGCACTACAACTCTTTCAACACTGACAGTGTCTGGTGCGTCTTCATTTGCTGGCACTACAACTGTTGATAATCTTACTTTCAACGACAACATTATCGGAACAAGTTCAAATGCAGATTTGATGCTTACACCTGGAGGAACTGGAGTTATCAATGTAAGCAACCTCACAATTGACTCCAGCATCAATCTTACAGACAACATAATCAAAGTTACTAGGTCCAATGACAATCTGGTGCTGACCACTGGTGGTTCAGGAACTGTAGACATCTCATCTGGACTTACAACGGCCGCGGTAACAATAACAGGCAATGTTGGCATCACAGGTAACAAAACAATAGCAGGACAACTTGACGTAGAAGGAATACAAATCAAAGACAACAAGATATCAACAGATGAGTCCAACTCTCACCTTGAGCTATCAGGCAACGGAAGTGGAAATGTCGTTATCGACGACGTCGACATAAGTGCCAGCACAATAGACAATACCGTGATAGGCGGAACTACCCCAGCGGCGGCCACATTCAGTACCGTCACAATGACAGTTCCTTCGATCACAGCAGACGGTGTGACAATCACTGACAACGTGATCACTGCCAACAGGTCCAATGACAACGTAGAATTTAGGGCCAATGGATCGGGATATGTGAATGTTAATGGTATCCTGAACTTACCCAACTCGGATGGAAACACAGGACAACTACTCCGAACCGATGGTAGCGGTCAGTTATCATGGTTCACCGCTCCGTTGTTGCTTGGACAGTCAGACATACAGGACGCAAAAAACACCATTGGATTCTCATCATCGACAGATTTAAACGTCACTGAGGCCATTGGTGCACACGAAAGCATTATTGCAGGCAGTAACAGTGTGATAGATGCGTGGGCTCAGGCCAAGTACGACAGTGCATGGTACTTGATGTTACAGAGGTACGATGCCGCGGACAGTTCTATAGAGTACGCAGGATTCAAAACAACCGTGGCACAAGGAACTGCGGATGGTAGCACATTCGACGCCTTCGATGGAACATCACAAATTATAAAGACAAACAATGCTGATGAGATAATCGTAACCTCGGCAGACGTGAGAAGTGCAGTCAGCAAGGTAAGGGTGTTAGGGCAGGCGGGCACACTAGCAGACGGTTCTACAAAGTCTCTTTTCAACGCAGTATCTTTTTACAGAGTTGGACTTGGAGACAATGACTCTTCTGGTTGGACTGATGGACAAGCGGCAACAAAAGTAGTTGCAGACCTCGACAGTGCTGTCGCAAACATAGACACGTGGGCACATGCAAGTTACAGGGGAGCAAAATATTACGTCTCAGTCAATAACACAACTACCAATGAAGTTATGAACGCTGAACTAATTGTGGTACACAACGGAACAGATGCTTTTATACAGACATACAACCAGTTTTCAACTAATTCAGCCAACACGGCATTGGCAACATTCACCGCTGACATAAACAGTGGCAATGTAAGGGTACGAGGGGCCAATGGAACTGCAGGCACATGCAGAGTAACCATGTACAGGATACTTCTCGCAGACAACGAGTCAGGTTCGAGTAGTACTTACGAATCCGTGATTGCGGCACAGACTGTCAGCAACACTGCATCAACAACAATTGACACAGACTCCTTCGGCGGATCAGCAAGTCCAGACATGAGTTCACAGAAAGTGATCAATTCATGGGCAAAGACAAGTTTCGACAGTGTGTTCTATCACATGGTACAAAAAGACATGACTAACAACGAATTCATGATGAACAAATTGAGTGTGAACCACGGTATCAGTGCCGATGGTAGCACAGAAGTGGCCGGCGTCTCTGACAGTCATTTGATAAAATCAGGTGAGATGAATGATATCTCTTCATTTGATGTTGGAATAAGCGGATCTAACGTTGAACTGAAAGCCACTGGTGCCAGTGATGGTTCAACTGTAATTCAAAACAGTTTGAAATATTATGCAATAGGACTTGGTCCAAACACTACCACTGCAACATCAGGAAACATAGGCACACACGCCGGCGTCACAGCAGGAGGTAACAACGAAACAGTAGTAGACCATGTTATAGCAGAGGGAACACTGCAAGGAAGTGTTGCCGCTGAAAGAACAGCCGCAGATTTCACTGCTAGTCAGTTCAATGGTGCACTGTATCATATTGTGACCAAGGATGTAGCCAACGGCAGTTTCGAGACACATAAGATTTCTGTGTTACACAATTTTAATGACGCATTCTTGACATCATCAGCAGTGACTAGAACAGATGTGGGTGACACACATCCTACTTTTGATGCTGACATGGTGACAGCAGATGACAGTGCGTCCAAAATAAGATTAAGAATGACTGACAGTGATGGTTCATCCGTCACACCATCGAACACAATGGGGTATTACAGAATAGGAATTGGAGACGATGATTCCACAGGATACATCGGCGAACTAGGACTGGTTCATGATATTATGCATACGTCAATTATAGACAGCAGTGTGGTTAATCTTGATACGTTTACGAAGGCTCCACACGCCGCGGCAAAATATTTTATAAATGTAAGGAATCAATCAACAGGCGAAACTAGCAACATAGAAGCACTGATCACGCATGACAACACTAATGCATACATAACATCATTCAATGAGCACTTCTCAGGCAACAACAGCCTCATCACACTGACCGCAGACATAAGTGGTAGTAGTGTTAGGTTGAGAGGTTCTGCAACATCAGGTGCCAGCACAAAGGTCGTTGTCAACAGGATAGTTGCGTTTGCGGATTCAGAATCAGACGAAGCAACAACTGACAGCACAAGGAAAGTGATAGGAAATGTCACAACGTCGAGCACAGCAACAACGTTTGACACTTTCCAATCCAGTGACACTGATGCTGTACACTATGTCGTGTGCGGACAGAACGGTACAGATGAGAAATTTATTTGTGAGGCCACTGTTGTTACAGATGGCACAGGAGTTTTTATAGCCCAAGGACCGAACGTAAGCACAAAAGGCACAGACATGTTGGAACTTTCTGCCACTATTTCCGCAGGCACGGTCAGTGTCAAAGCAAGTTCAACGTCAGGCGGTTCAACGTCAGTGAGTGCTTATGCAGTTAGGTTAAAAGCACCTGTGGACAACACAACCGTGTTGGACAGTTGGGCCATCGCTGATGACAGAGGTGCGAAGTATTACATATCAGCGGATGACACAATTAATGGACACATAACAAACATTGAAGCCATGGTGGTTCATGACGGAACAAATGCATTTATTACATCATTCAACGAACACAACAGTCATAGCAGTCTGGCATCATTCACTGCAGACATCAGTGACGGACAGTTAAGATTACTGGCAACACCAAACTCGGCAGATGTTAAGATAAAATTCTACAGGATAAGATTGGCCGACAACGAATCAAACAGTACAGGAACACATTTCAACACAGTCGGTGCAACCACGGTGTCAAGTTCAGCAACTGCTATAGACACTTTCGCAGACACATCATTTACAGCGGCCCATTACGTGGTTATTGCAAGGAACGCCTCTGAGGGCACTTCGGAAATACAAGAAGCAACTGTGGTTACGAACGGAGCACAGGCCTTTGTGGCACATGCCAACCACGTATCATCCAAGTCAACACCAATGTTGACTCTTTCCGCGGCACATGATGGTTCAAGCACGGTCACCCTTAGTGCGGCATCCTCGGCTGGTGGCAGTACAACAGTCAATGCACACAGGATTCACCTCCAGGCTGTTGATGCTTTCGCATATGACGTGATAGATTCTTTTGCATATGCAAACCACCAATTGGCCAATTACATAGTAGTAGGAAAGAACGCGACCAGTCAATCCCAGATAGCGGAACTACTGGTTGTGTCTGACGGCACGGCACCATATATTGTGTCAGATGTTGCAAACATCAGCACTCATTCGACTACCACGCCATTGATGAATTTCACAACTGCACACAACGGCAGTAACCTTGAACTACGTGCGGAAAACAGTCAACAAAACACAGATACCACAGTTAACATGTACAAGATTCGCCTTGCAAGGGCCGAGGGGGCACCTAGTTCGATTGCCACACTTGACACATTTAACAAAACAGAATTCAGGAGTGCCAAATACGTTGTATCTATTTCTGATTCTGATAGCGGAACACTGGGTCTTTATGAGACCTTGGACGTCAATGTCATGCACGACGGCACGACTGCTTATTTGGCAACATTTGGTAGAGCAACTAACCACACGTCAGACCTAGTGGAGTTCTCCGCTGACATAGTTGGTGACAATGTGAGGTTGCGAGGCGCGATAAGTAATACTAATACACACACTGTTACAGTGGTTAAAAGGACGATGAAGGTTTAACATGGCACAACAGACACTTAACATAGGATCAAACGCAAACGATGGAACAGGTGATACTTTACGTGTCGCTATGCAGAAAGCGAATGAAAATTTCACTGAGATATATACTGCTCCTGGTATCACTGTAGATTCAATTACATTTACGGGCAACGAAATCAGTGCTGTAAGATCAAATGATGACATCGTTTTCCAACCAGCGGGTTCTGGTGGAGTTACATTCCCTGCCATAAGGATCGACAACAACAATATTGTAGGCACCAGGTCCAATGATGACATCAATCTACTGCCTAGTGGAACAGGTTCGGTGGTGTTTGGAGCAATTAAAATATCAGGAACAACTTTAAGCTCAGATGATTCAACATCGATCAACGTGAATGACGGACTTATAGTTGACGGAACTTTGAACGTTTCAGGAGCATCAACACTATCCGGTGCCACTAATCTAGGTTCTACTTTAGCAGTGCCGTCAGGATTGACGACTCTTTCAACTTTAAATGTCACCAGCACAACAAGTTTAGTGGGGACCACAACAATTGACAATTTAACATTCAACGATAACATCATAGGAACAAGTTCAAACGCCGACCTAAACTTAACACCGGGAGGCACTGGAACAGTAGTGGTTTCAAACCTTACCATTGACTCAAACATAAATCTAACCGACAACGTCATCAAAACCACCACTTCAAACTCTAACTTGAAGTTATCTGCTAGTGGCTCAGGCACTGTGGATGTGACCTCAGGACTAACAACAGCGGCGGTGACTACAGTTGGAAATGTTGGCGTAACAGGTACAGAAACTATAACAGGTCAACTAGATGTTGACGCTGTTAGAATCAAAGACAACACCATCTCAACAAACGCCTCCAACGCAAATCTAGAGATTTCAGGTAACGGCTCAGGTAACGTCGTGATCAATGATGCTGACATAGGTGGTGGCAACATTGATGCCACAGTAATAGGTGGATCAACACCAGCGGCTGGAACGTTCACTACATTAAGCACCACAGCATCTTTGACAATAGACGGAGTTACAATTTCAGACAACGTTGTTAAAACAAATGCATCAAACGCCAATCTAGAGTTGAGAGGTAACGGATCAGGTAGTGTGAGAATAAGTGGTTTCACTTTTCCAACTGCAGACGACACGGCAGGTAAGTTTATCACCACGAACGGCCTTGGAGTTCTTTCATTTGCCACTGCAGGTGCCACTTTGAACAATTCATCTATTGCAGATGCCACAACAACAGTGGCCACTTCGGCAACTAGTGTGCTTAACACATTCGATAAAACAGTTGTTAGGAGTGCAAAATACTTCATATCTGCCACAGACGCTACAAACAGCAGATTTGAATTCGTAGAGGCCA